AACACGGCGATGATCAACGCCCTGCAGGGCGGCATCCAAGAGCGCCGGGAGACGCGCAAGGAATTGCTGGCGGCGGAGAAGGCGCTGCAGAGCAAGTCACGCACTGTCGAGTGGCTGCGGTCTCAGGGCCGTGAGGATCTCGCGGCTGCGGTGGAGGCTGGCGCGCTGGACGGTAAGAGTGCTGCGGGGCTGGCGTTTGAAAAGCGCGACGCTCCGCGCGGCATGGTCGTTGGTGACCGCATCGTCAACCCGGTCACGGGCGAGGTCATCTACGAAAGCCCGGACGCTGCGGCAGCAGACCCAAAGCTCATACAGGATGCTCGCAAGGAGTTTACGTCCCTGCCCCAAGTTAAGGCTTTCGCAGACCAGACGGCGGCCTACTCTCGGATCATTAAGTCGGTCCAAGACCCAAGCCCCGCAGGCGACCTTGCGCTGATCTTCAACTATATGAAGATGCTCGACCCCGGCTCGGTCGTGCGCGAGGGTGAATTTGCGACCGCTCAGAACGCTGGCGGCGTCGATGATCGCGTGCGGTCGTTCTATAATCGCGTGCTGGAAGGCACCCGCCTGACGCCAGCCCAGAGAGACGACTTCGCCAACCGAGCCACACGCATCTACTCCGGTGCGCAGGAGGGATACACCGAAATTGCTAAGCAGTATGGTTCGTTTGCGACTAGCGCTGGCTTGCCCGCCGATCAGGTAATCCCGGACTTTGGTTATTCGGGGACGCTCTATGAGACGCCCCTCGCCTTGCGTGTCCCGCCTGCCCCGCCCGGTGTAGACCCGGCCACATGGCCATCGGTTTGGGCTAATATGACCGACGACGAGCGCAGGGCCTTTATGGGAGGCACCCAATGACGCCGGAGCAGCAGAAAGCATATGAGGCCGCACTGGCCCGCGCGCAAGCCAAGGAGGCCGAGCGCGCAGCAGTGCCTACGCAGCGGAGGCTCGCCGCATTTCAGGGGGCCAGCCTTGGCTTCGCTGACGAGATTGAGGCGCGGGCGGTTTCTTTGGCGACTGGTCGCCCATACCAAGAGGTGCTGGACGAGCTGCGGGGCAAGCTGAAGGCGTACCAGCAAGCCCGACCCGGCGAGGCGCTGGCCTACGAGCTGGGCGGCGCGGTGCTGCCCGCCCTAGTACCCGGCGGGCAGTCGTCCCTGCTCCGAGCGGGCGGTCGAGCCGCCTTGGAGGGCGCGACCTACGCATTCGGCACCGGCGAGGGCGGCTTCGGGGAGCGCGCCGCTCGCATGCCCGCCGGAGCCATCGGTGGCGCTGCTGGCGGCGTTCTCGGCTATGGCGCAGTCAAGGGGGCTGCGCGCCTGATGTCTGCCGCCAACCGGGCGGTTGGCCGCCGTGGCGCGACCATCGTCAACCGTGAGATCCAGAGGCTAGTACAGCAGACCGGGCGCAGCGCCGATGAGATTGCGCAGGACATCATCGACGGCAGGCTGCTTGCGGAGAACAAAACCATACAAGCTGCCGTTCGCACTCTGCGCACCGGGGGTGGCGAGGCGTCCACGGTCATCCAGCAGGGGCTTGAGGCCCGCCCCGCAGAGACACGCGCCGCGCTTATGGACGAGATGCGAAAGTATCTAGGCGGTGGCGGCACTGGCTCACAGGTCGCGCAGCGCCGCGCCTCCGACGAAGCTACAGACGAAGCCATAAAGCAAGCCTATGCTAGGGTCACGACGCCGCTTGACCCCCCTGCTCCACCGGCCCTTGAGGCAGCGGTCAAGGACGCCCTTGAGCGGGTGCCAACGGCTAACGAGAGCCTGACCACCTCGCTGCGCGCTCGGACCAAGGCGTCGCCCTTCTACACCATAAAAGACGGTCAGGTGACCTTTGCTCGCACGCCGACGGTCATGGAAGCGGAGCGGGTTCGCCGCGCCCTGTCACAGCGCGCTACGGCTCTGTATCGCGCGGGCGAGGGCGACGCTGCCGAAGCTGTCTCCGATGTGGAGAAGGCACTGCGGGCGCAGATCGACACCAATGCCGGTAGGGTCAAGGAGGCCCGCACGCTCACGGCCAAAATTAAAGCGGAGCGCGACGCATACAAAGCCGGAACCAAAACCTTCACCGGCGACGTCAACGAGCGGATTGCCGACTTTGAGGAGTTGCGGCTGGATAAGCCTGAGGCAGTGGAGGCCTACCGCCAAGGGGCCATGCAGGCCGTTGAGGCGCTTATGCGAACGAACAGCAGGGGGGCCAGCTTCGTGGCAAAGCTGACCGACCCAGAGAACAAGTACGGGGCAGTGGTTCGCGCGATCTTTCCAGAGGATCAGCTTGAAGACCTGCTGCGGACCGCAGACATCGCAGAGGGGGCGCAAACCGCCGCCGGTAAGATCCTTATCGGCACGGGGTCGCAGACGACAGAGACCGCGCAAGAGGCGACCCGCCAAGGCATGGGCTTTGGGGCCGCAGACGCGATGCAGATCGCGGGTGGAGATCCGGCGGCGCTGCTGGGCGTCGCTGGTAGGATTATGCGCGCCACAGCCCCGCAGCTGAGCGACGCAGACCGAGCCGAAGTGGCGAAGCTCTTGGTGTCGAGAGACCCGGAGCTGGTACGCCGCGCGCTGACTGACCGCACGGCTGCGGAGCGCCTCACACAGCTCGCCGCGCAGATCTCGCGCTCCGGCGGTGCGCAGGCTGGCGCACAAGCCGGTCAGTACCTAACAGGACCGCAATAAGGACGGAACCATGGACCCAGAAGATCGCATCGAAGACGACGAGCTTCTCGACATCCTCGAGGACATGGGCGTCGAAATGCCAGAGCCTGACGAGGCCGAGGACGACCGAGGGCTGTCCGAAGACGAGGTCGAGGGCATCCTGTCCACTGCCGTGCAGGACGCCATCGACTTCATCGAGAGCGATCTGGCGGACGACCGGATCAAGGCGCAGCGTTACTTTGACGGCGAGTGCGACCTTGAGTACGAGGCGGGCCGCAGCAAGGTGGTCTCCACCAAGACGCGCGACACTGTGCGGGCGATCAAGCCCAGCCTGATGCGCGTCTTTTTGTCCAGCACCAAGCCGGTCGAATACATCCCGACCGGCCCGGAAGACGTCGCCATGGCGCAGCAGGCGACCGACTACGCTCACTGGCTCTTCCAGCAGTGCAGCGGATACCGGGTGCTGTCCGACGTCTTCCAAGACGCTCTGGTCAAGCGTATGGGCATCGCCAAGGCCTACTACGAGACCAAGGACGACGTCACGATTTACACCTACACCGGCTTGAATGATATGCAGTATCAAGCCCTCATTATGGACCCGGACGTCCAGATCCTCGAGCATGGCATGACTGAAGCCATGACCTCGGTCTCGACGCCCGAGGGCCAGATGGTCGAGCAGGCGGCCACCACTCACAGCCTCAAGATCTCCCGCACGACCACCTCCGGCAAGATCACCATCGACAGCATTCCGCCCGAAGAGTTTTTCTTCGACCGCAACGCGCGCAGCCTGCAGGACTGCTACGTCTGCGGCCAGCGCACCGACATGCGCGTCGGGGATCTCGTCGCCATGGGCTACGACTTCGACGAGGTGTCGGAGCTGGATAGCTCGACCGACGCCGACACCGTGGTCGAGCAGGAGGAGGAAGCTCGCCGGGGCTACAGCCTGAACGTCGATGACGACGAGAACGCCACCGACCCCAGCATGAAGAAGGTGATGGTCACCGAGGCCTACATGCGGATCGACATCGACGGCACGGGCGTCCCGACGCTGCACCGGGCAATCCTCGGCGGCAGCGCCTACAAGCTGCTCAGCGTCGAACCTGCGGACGAGCTGCCCTACGCCGTCTTCGAGATCGACCCGGAGCCGCACACCATGGTCGGGCGCAGCATCGCCGACCTGACCATGAACGATCAGGACGCGGCGACCGCGATCCTGCGTGGCATCCTCGACAACGTCCAGATGACCAACAACCCGCGCCTCGCCATGCTGGACGGCGCGGTGAACCCCGACGACGTCCTGAACAACGAGATCGGGGCCATCGTGCGGATGACGCAGCTCGGCGCTGTGCAGCC